GGTGTCCAGTTGTTACCGTTGCCTGACGAGTCTGCGACGAGCGTAGTTGTGGATGTTGTATTGCTGAACGGCAGATAGAAGCCATTCGTGCCATATGTGCCAGTGTATTTCTTTGGTTGCCATACGCCGTTCGTGTCGTATGCACCGAATGAGGATGCAGTCAATGCCTGACCATCGACATAGACAAACTCAGCCATATACCCATCATAATACAGCGCGCCAGGAAACTGACGAGAGCCGATTTGCCAAGTATTGCCGGAATTGAATAGTGCTTGAGCCGTATTTTGCGCGGGGTAACTTGAAGTGTTAAAAGACGTTACCTGAGAACCGTTCACATAAAGTCTAAGCCGATTAGCCGCAGTGGCATTTGTGGTGTCCCACACAAACACAACATGATACCAAGCAGACGGATCGCGATAGACTGCGTTGGTTGCAAGGATAGTTGTATTGTTATCGACGTATTGCAGCGTGTCGTTTAATGATGTCGAAGGAAGCTGAAAATTCAAAATAGAGTTTGAATTTGTGCAGGCTAAAATGGGGTGGTAAGCAGAACTAATTGCCCCGCGCTTTACCCAAACCGAAATCGTATTTGTTGTCGTGCTTGGTGTACCAACTGTGCGGCTCAGATACGCACTCGCAGACGAGCGGAAACGCAGCGAGCGGCCTACTTGATAGCCGCTCGTAGAGGAGACAAAGAGAGGGTTAATTTCGACCGGAAGGCCCATTGATCACCCGATATTGAGCAAAGAGTTGGCAGTGATGCTCGTCGAGGAGCGCACTGTGTAGAACACAGCATCGACGGCATTGGCTGTTGTTGTCAATGTGGGCGCGGTGCCTGACGGGAATTTCCAATATGTGCCCCACGACAATGTGCGTGAGCCTGTGCCGTCTTGCACGATATAGATCACACCAGACTGACCGACCGTCGGGTTGGACGGGTTAGCCAAGGTGCGGTTACCGCCGAGCGTGACGGTGAAATTGTTCGACGTTGCCAAGTCAGGCGTGATCGTCGCCGCGTCTGTCAGCGTCGCGACGTTAGCCGCAGCACTCGCCGGAGCGTAAATGCCGTTGGCATTGACTTGGAACTTCTGCGCGCCGTTGGCGGCGATATAGACGAGGTTCGCGCCGTAATAAACACCGGTGTCGGTGTCAGTGCCTTGCATCGCGGGCGTGGTGGCTGAACCGTCGACGCCGGCGATGCCTGTGGTTCCGTTAATGGTAACTGGCATGTTTCAATCCTTAAGCCCAAGTTCCAACGCTAGTATTGGCACCAGAAGCGCCGATTGGATAAATTAAGAAATACGAACCCGCGACTGTGCTATACGCGCCGCCAGGTGCCGCTGAAAGAGTGTATTGCGGGATAAAGGTTCCACCAGCATTTATGGAGACGGTGCCTTTTAATTGCGCGGTAATATATACTGTTGCACTTGCCAAACCAGACGCTACTTGAGCGGCAGAAGTTGAAGAAGTATACCCAGCAAACGCAACAAGCGACCCTCCAATAACAAGTGGGGTAGAAGAACTGTCTCCACCTAACAAAGAATAATTTATGTTATTATTTGTCGCGGTTCCGCCAAAATTAAAACTAAAGTTATGACTTGTTGTTCCAGCGGTTTTGCTAAACATGCAAATAGCTTCAAAAGCATAGACCGTGCTTGCTGAAAGAGTGACACCAACGCCTAAAATGTTTTGCGCGGTGCTAACATTTGCGCCAACAAGATCAGCATTTAACCGGTAAAATTGCGCGCCGGGGATGACGCCGCGTTGTGTGCTTTGCGGTGTGCCGTAGAAGACCTTGCCGTCATACTCAACCGCGCCAGGAATAGCGGTGGTCAGGTTGGTGCCTGCGGTAAAATCAAGCGGCGCAACGCTGGCCGTGCCTGCGGCCAAGACAGCGCCTGTAAGCGTTGGCGTGCCCGTAAGCGTTGTGGTTCCGGTGACCGTTAAATTTTGCCCGACAGTGACGCCGCCGGATGTGCTTAGCGTCAAATTCACCGTCGCGGATGACGGCTCTTGGATTTGAGTTGTTTTAAGAAGTGCGGGCATGGCTTACTCGTACATGATGTTGATTGAACCGGCGTTAAAAGCCGCCGTGCCGCTGACAGTCGTAATGCGAACGCGGTCAAGAGCCCCTGCAAGAGTTACTGACCCACCTGATGGACAAATGGTATTGCCAGATGTTCCAAAGTTAAGATTTGAAGAATACCCGTACGAATTGCTTGGCATTGCAACGATAAAAGCAAAACCATTTAATATACCTGAAGCAGCAAATCCGTTTGTTGCTTGAAATCCTGAAGTAAATGCTGCTGCGGGTAATGCCGTTCCGCCAGCGTTCAAACGCGCGCAAGACGATCCATAGCCTGTAGTGGTAAAAGAACCTGATCCAATTTGAATTTGAATTTCAGTCGTCGCGTTTATAGACACGCCGTTAAACATTACGGTAACGCGTTTGACCCACGAGGGTATACCTGTAAAATCAATAGAGGTACCAGAAGTTGAATTTTGTACGGTAGCAGATGTAATGACGCTCGTGTTCATCACCGGCGTGCCGCCAATATTCGGGCTTGTCAGCGTCTTGTTGGTCAGTGTCTGCGTGTCGGTGGTACCGACGATTGTGCCTGACGGTTGCGTGCCATAGATCAGCGTGCCTGTGGCCGCAGGCAATGACAGCGTGTTGGTGCCTGCGACTGACGGAGGCGACAGCGTAATTTGACCGGAGGTGGCCCCTGCAAGAGAAAGATTGCCCATATCAGATCACCGTCCAGCTTGAAGATGAAGGAATGGTCACGGTGGCCGACGCCGAGATTGTGATGGGCCCGAACGTGCCCGCGTTCGTGGTCGCGGGGATCGAGTAACTGGTCGTGACCGTTTGACCGTTGTTCCAGAAGATCGCGTCTGTGCCGCCGCCTGTCGCGCCGCCCGAGCCGCCGATTGCGCCCCAACCTGTCGAGCTGTAACCCTCAAACGTGTTGGTCGTGGTGTTATAGCGAAGCATGCCGACGACAGGCACGTCAGTGATGGTCGTGGAGGCCACCGTTTGCGATGTGTCGACAATGTAAGTGCCGGTGCTGCCCGTGCCGGTGCCAAGGCCCACAACGCGTGTGCCTGCCGTGACGCCCGTGCCGGTGATCGTCGCGCCGACATACATCGTGCCTGCCGACACAGCCGTCAAAGTCAGCGTCGTGCCGCTGATGGAGCCAGTGCCGCTGAACGCGCCTGCGCGTTGGGCTGTCGTGCCGGACGCGACCTTAATCTGGCCGGTAGCGCTCATGTAGATGTAGTTGGTCGCCGTCAGCGTGCCGGTCGTGATGTAGTTAGTATTGATCGAGAACGGGCTGCCACCGCTGCTGATGCCTGAGATGTTATCCCAAGTGGCGATCTGAACGCCTGCCGAGGTCTGCAAGACGAACTTGTAGCTCACGCCATCTGTCAGCCAGATTTCGTAAGGAACGCGGCCTGCCGAGTCCAGAACGACCGGATTTGAATTGGCTACCGCCCCGCTATAGGTCGTGTAAGTGACGACCGGTGTCGTCGTGCCGGCGGCGTATGTGTACAGCAACCCGCCCGTCAGCGGGTTACCGCTGTTGTCGAGAAATTGCCATCCGGCACCGCCGAGGGGGGAAAGAGAGACTGCCATACGCGCACCCTACATTGATTTTCAGATTTAGACAATCTGATACGTTGCCGAGAAAGTGTAAGTCGTAGCTGTGGTATTCGCCGCAACAAACGAAAATTCAAACGTATCGTTGGCTGCGTTTGCATAGATAGCGCCTTGCGCTGTGCCGCCTGCCGTTGTGGTGGCAAACGTACCGCCGGCTTGGTTTGTCACGGTAAAATTGCTCGCCACCGGCAAAGACATACGCAAATTGCAAGTGCCTGCTGCGGTCGCGGTGATCGCCACCGATCCGCTGACGGTGACGACAGACAGCACGCGCATATACTGACAAACTGCTGCGGTGCTGGAAGTAATATTGGTTACGTTGGTCAGCGTAGGCGTGTAAGTGCCCGCACCGAAATTGCCTGTAATCTGGCTCGCATCAAGCGTGACGCCCGCTGGCAGTGCGCCTGAGTTGATCTGTGTGGTAGCGATTGCAATCGGCACGGAAGACGCGGAGGTCAACCGGCCTTGCTGATCGACTGTTATGCGGCTGACCGCTGTAGCCGAGCCGTAAGTGCCTGTTGTGACCGCTGTGTCATTGAGCTTGATCGTAATGACGCCTGGCGCGTTAGTGATGCCGATCGCCGTGCCCGCAGTCAGCGTATTGAGCACAAAAGAGCCACTATACCCGATCAAAAGCTGACCGTTGGTGGGCAAATTAGACTGTCCTGTGCCACCGTTGACGATAGGCGCAACGCCTGTGCCACCGCCGATCTGCGTATTGACGTTGTTGAAATACCGAAACCACTCACGCGACATCAGGCCCGTTCGTTCTTCAACGATCGGCACCCGAGGCGCGGGGATCTGAGTGATATTGGTATTAGCCATTTGTGCCACTCAGCAGAAGTTCAGCGCCGGTAATGGACACTTTGACAGGATCTGTGCCTGATACCTCATACACACGGTCACGAAGCTTGATTGTCATGCCAAGCCGACGCCAGAAGGTACGCGTAGCGTAGACACCTAGCGCGCCCATCGAAGCCCAATGCTCGTTCGACCATGTGTGGCCGCCATCATCCGACCACCGGAGCATAACTTGTGGGTTGCTGCCTTGGCCAGTGTTAAGCCCCACGCCCGTTTCGGCGTCGAGCTGGAGGCTGTGCTGTGCGGTACGGGTCAGGTTATTGGTGCCCTGCGGAAGCGCGCGCCAAGAACGAAGCCATTTTTGCACCGCACCATCATCATCATAGACGTTCAAATCAAACGCATAGATACGGCCATCTGAATAATCGCCGACGATAACTTCGTGGTTAAAGTTCATCTGGCAATTGGAACGGTGCCGCGTGAACGAGCCGTTGCTCCAGCCTGCACGCTCGTGCCAATTGTCGGTTGCAACGTCATAAACCCATGTCGTGCCGGCGGTCGGGAAGACAAGCACATAAAACGCATGGCCGTCCTGTTGGTAAGTGTATCCAATTGCGTCTGAAAAATCGCCGTATTGCTGAATTTGCCATTCAACCGCGTGGGTCGAGATGCGAACACCAGTGTAACCGTTGGTGCGGTACACAATGCCTTCACCGCGTGCATCAGCGCCAAGCCAAAACACGCCGTTGTCGAGCTTGGCGACTGAATATGGAGCCGCGCAGCCAATTTCGTTGTAGGCACCCTGAATGCGGGTTAGCGGGAAAGGTGTCGTGCCCGCGTCGTACCAAACTTCGACCGAGTTGGTGCCAAACAGCCATGCTTCGCGGTGGTCGACGATGAGCGAAAGAAGCCCGTCGGGCGAACCTTCCGCACTAGCAAAACCAAGCGGGTCAATAGACTGACCGTCTAAAAGTT